CGCCCTCCTATCCGAGTGATGCATTGTTTCCCCCAATTGGAATTAGCTTTCGCTTATACCAAGACCAAGCTCAACACCATGATCTCCACCTCAGTTCAGGTAGAAGATGGATTTGGAGTTAAGAAAGCGGTCCCTGGAAAGCGTAAGAGCTTTTTGGAGAGCAAGTTTGATACCTCTACGGCTTCTAATGATGCTTTGCAGTTCAAGCAGTTTGAGGGCGGCAACCACATCTGGATTGAATCTACAGGTATTGATGGCGGACGTATCCGTGGACGTACCGTAGATGTCATGTTGTTTGATGAGGTTCAGGACATGAGGGGCATCGCTTTGGGTAACGCTGTCAAAGTGTTATCCCAGGCACAGTATGGTAAGCCAGGCGATGGCATTCAAGTGTTCTTCGGAACGCCTAAACAGCGTGGTTCTGAGTATTGGAAGATTTGGAATTCCTCTTCACAGCAATACTATCATTTAGGCTGCGAGACTTGTAAAAAGACTTTCCCTCTGTATACTCCAGGCTCTAATGAGTGGGAGAAAATCTGGATTGAGGACTCTTTGCCAGAGGATCATCCATCTCATGGATTTATCGTCAAGTGCATACATTGCGGTCAGGAGCAAGATAAGCGTGAGGCCGCCGAACGTGGCAAGTGGGTAGCGCATAACGTCTCAGAAAAAGTCAAGTTTGTGGGTTATCACATTAACCAGCTTTACATGCCTAACTTCAGCCGATCCAAGATTATTGGTGAAAAGCCTGAGAACCACCCAATCAATACCGAGCGGGCGTATCAGAACGAGGTCTTGGGAGAGTTCTTCGCTGGAGACGCTTCCCCTATTACCCCAGAGCAAATCTATGAGTTATGTGCCGATGAGAAACGCAAGTTCACTCCTCGTATCCTACCTAACGATAGCAAACGAGTTTATCTAGGTTGCGATTGGGGAGATAAGATTGATGCGGAACAGTTGGCTGTAGGCGAAGGTAGTGATAACAAGCGTGGTGGTCAATCCTATAGCTGTGCCGTAGTTTTGGTCGCAGATGGCCCACATATTCTATCTATTGATTTTGCCACCCGGTTAAAACGTAATGACCTGGAGAGCAAGAAGGGTATTATCGAACAAATGTTTCGCCAGTACAGTATTAACCTGGCTGTGGGAGATATTGGATACGCTAATGACCTGACTGAAATCTTACAACGAGAGTACGGTGATAAGTTTTTAGCGAGCCGAGCTGGCTCTACTGTCAAGAATCATATCAAGTATTCTAACGATATCTTTCCTAAGGAAATTGTTTTTGAGAGGGATTACTATATTGGAGAGCTATACTCTCTGATGAAAGAAGGTAAGATTAGATTTCCGTATGGAGATTATGAAAAGATTGGTTGGCTCATTCAACACTGCTGTAGTATGGAAGTAAAACCTACGATAGACCGTACTGGTGAAGTTGGTATTAGATATGTCAAGGGAGGTTCTCCTAATGACGGTTTCATGGCTCTGCTTAACGCTTATTTAGCTTACAAGTTTGATATCACTAACGGCTTTAGCGTTTATCATCCTAACCTGATGAGGAAGGATCCAACTCAAAGACAGCCAATTATGGCACTCTCAGCTTATCTGCCAGGCTTTAATTCTACCAAGCGTTAAAGCTGTAGGATCGTCTCAACAAGTTTAATTCTTTCTTGCATACTATCACAGTTAATTTGGTAGTATGGGATCTTCCATAGCTCGGCCAGCAACTTAATCATAGCATCGATGCGAATGATTTCATCCCATACTACCTCTTCTCTGACCCCATCATTTTTCAATGTTGACTTCGAGGGTCTCACAAAAAAGACGTAGACATCAGCCTCTTTTAAAGACTTGACATATTCAGAACAAGTCGGGCTATCTACTAGCTCATTGAGTATTGTAGAATGCTGGGCGGCATAAGCCAAACAATCAAAACACCTGTCTGATACAAAGTCTGAGTGTTTCTTTTCCTCTGACACTTGTCGGAAGAAGATTTCACTTTGATAGGTATTTACTAGTGAGATATCCGACCTTAATGCCTCAATCTTGAGTTCCTTTTCGGCCAGCACCATTCTGGCCACTTCGGGTAAGAGTGGTAATTTTACCTGTTCTGAAATGTATCTTGCTAGGGTGGTTTTACCCGTACTATGGGCACCAATAAAGTAAATCTTCATGCTTAATCTTCCTTGTAATTTAAGCGTGCTTTCTTCAAAGCTTCCTCTTTAGGAAGCTGTTTCACGTAGATAATAGGAGCCGTACGACTTGGGGCGGATTGAGTTTCTGCCAAAGCATCCCGGTATTCCTGTGTGAGTCCCGTCACAGACATATTATACTTCGTTCTCAACTCCCTGACTTTTTCAGAGTGATTCTGATTTAGTTGTCGGACGGTAGCTCTGTACTCTTGACGTACGGGTTCGTAAGTAGGTGTTGAGACAGGTTGTGGTTCATGATAAACGAATTTGAGTTCTTCACCTGTCGTCAGGTACGTTTTGGTCTCATACACCGAATATGAGGGAACCGTAGGCTCGACAACCGCTTCCGGTTCAGATTTTTCTGCCGCTGTCCGATAAACTGTTTTAGGGGGAGCTAAAAGCATAACTTCCTGAGAGCCTTTCTTAAAGAAGAAAGATCTTAGGAAGTTATACACGATCAGTAGCAGTTTTAACATCGAAATAGGAGGGGTTTTGGGCCGTCCCCACTCGACTAATCATTTTCAGAACTTAAAGGATCTCAGCCGCCTTAGCTGCTAAGGCGCTACGCTCACCCTTACTGAAAGTAATATGACCGGCTAGTTCAGAATCTTTGAACTTTTCAATCACATAGCTTAGGCCGTTGTTAGTGGCATCCAATGAAGAGTTATCAATTTGTTCAATATCTCCAGTTAAAACCACTTTAGTTCCTGAGCTGGCTCGGGTCAAAATAGTTTTAACTTCCTCTTTGGTTAAGTTCTGAGCTTCATCCACGATGATAAAAGCATTAGGAATGCTGCGGCCTCGAACATAAGTTAAAGCCTGCATTTCAATCTTTTCGGCGTACTGTGGTGAGAGTTTATCTTTCCAACTACCACCCTTCTTGGATTTACCAGTCAAGAAATCCAAGCTGTCTTTGATTGGTCCCATCCAGGGATCTAACTTCTCTTCCATGGTGCCTGGCAAATATCCAATATCATTACCGACTGGCTGAATAGGACGATAGATTACCAAGCGATTGAAAGCCTTTTTAGCCAAGACCATTTCTAGACCAGAGGCGACGGCGCACAGAGTTTTTCCTGTACCGGCCCTACCTACCAAAGTCACTAGTGGTATTCTTGGATCGCAGAGCAAATCTGCTGCGAAAGCTTGCTCTTTATTCCTCAGACTTAATTCCCAGGGAGAACGATCTGGAATGAGTTTGATGGTATCGTTTACCCGGCGCGCAATAGCTAAGCCGCCACCTTCTTCGTCTACAAAGTGTAGACATTCATTTGGCATTACGTCGTTGAACTCTTCGAAGAGTTTACAATCCAAATACCCATTAGCTTGAAGCAGGAGACCCAATTCCTCATTTACAACTTGACGGAAACCTAGATAGAGATCGGAAGTTTTGGCTTGAGCCGTCTCATAGTCCTCAGCCTGCATCTCAAACGCTCTGGCCCGGATCCGGAGATTGATATCTCTGCTTACTACTACCACAGGAGAATAGTCTTTTCGATCGTCCGCAAGCCTCTTGGCGCAGGCTAGAATTTTATTGTCTACATAGGTTTTGGAACCAAATACTTCCGCTTGGACCTGACTAGTATCAATCTTCAGAAAAATATCGTTGTCAAGCCGGATTCCACGGTGGAGTTCTCCTTGTTGACAAAGCTTGTCCAGAGTTCTAATAAAGACTCTGGCATTTCTTCCAGCATCATTGGGTAAGGTTTTTAACTTATCCAATTCATCCAAAACATAGATTGGAATGATTACGTCATTCCCAGCAAAGCTTTGGTAACTGTTGGGATCGTAAACTAAGACTGAAGTGTCGATGATATAGGTTTTTCTCATGTGCTCTCTAAGTTGTAGAACTAAATTCTAAGGCTGAAATCGATTATGTGGGGTATTAGACCATTCGTCTCCTTTTGCAACTGCTGAGTTATATAGCCGATTGGTTCTCGGCGGTCTGTAGCTTTTACGTAATGTTGTCTCACAGTTAAGCGAAAATATTGGTACTTCGATATCAATATTCAGGGTTTAATTTACAATACCCTTAATTTCAAATATGGAAAACTATGTCAGATTTTTCTAAGTCAGGAAAGTATATGCAGCAAAAAGATTTGCCTCCACCAGTGTCGATAAATATGGCTAAATCGGTGAGCCAATATCGTCGGGAGGTTTTAGAAGATGAAGTCAACCGAGGTCTGTATCGGGAGCCTGGGGCCACCGCCGCAGCAGCGTACATTCCGCAAAAGACGTCTGCCGGTAACGTAACCTATAGTAAAGGGCCGATTTACAAGACTGCCACTCAAGGAGCTAATTCCTCTTCCACTGGCGGGTATCGTGGTTCTGGAGGCACAGTTCGTCAGACTCCTGAAATCTATAGCCCACTCTGGTTGAACAGCAATCTCAATCTACCTAGAGATCGAGCCACTATCAATGCTTGGTGTCGCTCCTTCTTTGCTCTCAATCCTATCGTTCAAAACGCAATTTCATTACACTCCACTTATCCAATTTCTAAACTCAACATCAAGTGTAAAAACGAACGTGTACAGAAGTTTTTTGAAAACATGATCGAGGAAATCGATCTAATGAACATCTGTGTACAGATTGCACAAGAATATTGGATTTTAGGAGAAGCTTTCGTCTATGCTGAGCTGGATGAGCGTTCAGCCAAGTGGAGCCGATTGTTAATTCAGAATCCAGACTATATTGTAGTCAAACATTCGGTAGTAGCAGGCGAGCCAATTATCAGTTTAAGACCAGACGAAAATCTGCGTAAAATTGTAACCTCTAACAAGCCGGCCGATATTCAGCAGCGCCAGAAACTAGATCGCAGCATTATTGAGCACGTGAAGCGGGGCGAGAATATCCCTCTCAGCAATTTTTACATGTCACCTTTGATTCGAAGAATCAGTCCTTACGAGACTAGAGGTACAGGTTTAATTGTATCCTGTTTCAGACAATTAATGTTGTTTGATAAGCTAAGGGAGAGTAAGTTTGCTCAAGCTGATAACATGATCAATCCACTAACTCTAGTTAAGATTGGTGGCGCTACGGGCGAGTACAAACCTACTCCAGTAGATTTGGAAGCTTATCGTCAAGTATTTGAAGAGGCACAGTACGATAAAGACTTCAAGATCTTTACTCATGATGCGGTAACTGTAGAGAAGATTGGTTCTGGACAAGGTATCTATGATATTTCTGGAGATGTAACTCAGCTCATTAAAGAGATTTACATTGGCTTGATGGTGCCACAGGTCTTGATGGATGGTGGTGCTGATACGACATATGCTAACGGTGGTGTGGCTCTAGACGTGTTACGTCAGCGTTACATGCAGTTCAGAAATATGTTAACTATCTGGTTGAGAAGAAAGATATTTGCCCCGATTTCTAAGATCAATGACTTCTATGATCGGGTAGAGGGTGAGAAGGTGCTGATTGTGCCTGATGTGGATTGGAACCATATGTCGCTCTTCGACGCTGGTGACTATATTCAGAATTTGATTCAGTTGACTCAGGAACCTAAGCGAGTGTCTTTGCAGACCTTGTATCGTTCTCTAGGTTTGGATTGGGAGGATGAGAAGCGTAAGTTGAAGTCAGAACAGATTAATGAGGCTATCTTGTTGAAGGAAAAGGATAGCTTGACCCGTATGCCTCTAAGTGATCTTCGATCTTTGGGTCCAGATGATGAAATCCAAGAAATCATCGAAAGTCCAGTGCCAGGAGAATCGCCATACGTGGGAGCAGCGGGAGGAGGAGGCGAAGGAGGCGCTCCTCCAGGCGGTGGTCTACCAGGAATGGAAGGAGGGGCCATTCCTCCGCCGCCTCCACCTGGACCTTCCGGGGCAGGTGGGGCACCCCCACCGCCTTCGGGTGGCCCTCCAAGCAAGTAAGCTGGTGAGTTGAAGATAAAATGTTGAAGGTCATGTTCATCATGACCTTCAACTATTATTGTGGCCTAAGTATAGAGGACTCGTATGCAAAAAGAAAATTCCGACGAACTAATGCTGATTGTGACTGCCGAAGGTAACGCTTCTTGGCTGAGAGAGAAATTCCATCCAAGTAGCTGGGTTAGAAATTTTGGCGAAGGATTGATGTCGGATTACAAATCCAAAATGCAAACTCTACGTCAAGTTGATAATAGAGTTGCTCATTGGCTTGGTGATCTGGGCTCTTATGTTAAAAGAATGGAAAAAGCATTAAGTGCTAATCATTTGATGGATTTGGTTGGCTTATTGGCGCAAGTTAATCATAAGTTAAAAAATGCTATCAATGATGGTAAGGAAGTTTCCAATCTTAGCCAAGAGGCTTTACAGGAATTTGATGAAGGCCCTAGTGGTATGCTGCCAGACTTTTCTGAAGAACTGGATGAGAAATTAGCTCAGACTCAAGGCCAACTCTCCAAAGAATCTTGGGATTGGTTAGATAGGAAAAAGAGGGAATGGGTTGCTCGTAGGTTTGAAGATAAAGAGCGCGAGAAACGACGCATAGCTTTAAGTAAGTTGGTAGATATTACTCGCCAGACAGTGCTTGAGGTTCAAGAGCAGTTAGAGGTATTGGGTAAGGCTCGGGCGGCTGGCCAAATCGGAGCTTACATAGATGGCCTCAGAAAGATCTCAGCCATTCAAAAGAAGTTCCATGCGCAGTTCTCTCCGATTTATGTGAAATATCTAGCTCCAATTGTTCGACGCATTAAGCAACGAGAGGAAGCTGAGAAGAGCATCAAGGAGGTTAAGAGGGAGCCAGCACCAGCGCTAGAAGAGGGCGTAGCAGATCCTAAAACTGAATCCATGCCTATGCCTGGTGGCAATAGTGGACCTATAAGCTCAGGTCCACCAACTCCTTCAGGTAGCATTGAGGTAGATTTTGATGAGCCATCTCATTCTGGAGAACGTCAAACGATGAGAAGTGAGCAGATTTCTTCTTTGAGACCGTCAGCTCCGGTAGAGCCTCTGGTGCCAAGTTTACAAGTTGCTGCGCCACCACCAGTATCAGAACTACCTCCAGTACCGGAGTCAGTAGTGGTACCATCCTCGCCGGTGGTACCACTGCCACCGCCACCAGCCGAACCTTCTCCCAAAGCTCCCAAAGCTAAGAAACCTCGCAAGAAGAAAGAAGAGAAAGCAGCTTCGACGGCAGAGCAAGTTTGGTTGAAACAAGCCAATACTAAGTTTTATCAAGAGTTAGAACAAGCGGCACAACAGAATAATCCTTATTTACTAGGCTGGATGTTAACTAAACACGCGGAATTAATTGCCGAAGTAGATGAGGATCAAAGTGTGGAGCTGCTACAGATTGCAGAGAGTATTCTAAATGGATAACGAAAAATTGATGTTGAGAACTGCGGCCTTACAATTGCAGACTACTGAATCCAAAGAAGTAGTCAAGATAGCTGGTATTGTACGCAGTTTACAGCATTGGCTGAAAAAAGTTACCGATCCAGAATATCGTGCTCGTGTCTTGAAAATGGACACTGACACTAAAGAGGTTCAGAAATTCATTAGCGAGTTAGATACCGAGTTAAATCATTTACGTGCTGCCATTCGAACTGGCGATTTAGCTGCCTACGATAAAGCTCTCAATGCGGCTAGAGCTTTGTCTTTAGGTTTTTGGGCTAAGATTAAAGAGGTCAGTCGTGAGGCTGAGCCAGTATCTAAGGTTATGAAGTATTACACCAAGCAAGATATTGGTCGTCGCGACTTCATGAAAAAGTTCAAAACACATTTACCACCAGAGTATGACTTGGAACTTGATGGCAAGAAGCGCTATAATGTACCTTTGAAAAGTGTGGGTTGGTATAAAGCCCTCACCTCAGATATGATTGTAGTTACGGGCGCCGGCACGATCATGGTCCTAACTAAAACTATTCAAGGTAAGTTGGGTTCCTTAGTGGGGGCAGATAAGTTAGATTTTACTGGTGATAAGCTAGAGACTCTGATCAATAATGTTCGGGAGGCTATTGTTAATGGCACTTTGATTGGTGTGTCTTATCGTAAAGTTGCGCCCAATCAGAAGATGGTTGAATGGGGTACTACTGAAATTGAAGTCGCCACTGCTCCTTTTGAGATTCCAGAGACCGGAGCAGCAATGAGTTTAGTAGTAACTCTAGCTGATCCCCGAACCTCTAGAGCACGGACTCCAGATGATAAATTAGTCTGGGTAACTTCTAGGGCTCCTAGGGTGGTGAGATTACCTAGTCGTAAGGTGGAGCCTACACTAGTTCCAGCAGCGGCGGCCGGAACCCGAAAACAACTCTTGGAAAAATTCGCGTTTATCCAAGAGTTACCTGTGGAGTACACCACCCTGAGTGAGGTGCAGTTAGCTCAAGTATTGAGAGAAGGATATCGGATGGCCTTCGGTACTGATCCGACTGCTCAAGCTTTGGCGGGTGGTTGGGCCCAGACCGTTTTAGAAAGTGGTCGTCCTGTTAAATTACCTAACAACAATATCGGCAACATTAAGGCAACTCCGGATTGGTTAAAGTCCGGCAAATCTTATTTTACCAAGAGCACGATTGAGTATAACCGTAAGGGTAAACAGTATACACATCATGATGCAAAGTGGCGTGCCTATTCGACTCCACAGGAAGGTGCTGCTGGGTACTGGAAACTAATCGGTAACAAGTACAAAGATGCTATGGACTGGATGGCGGCTGGAGATCCTAATAGTGCCACCGTGTCTCTGGCGATGAATCGGTACTTTACTGCTAATATTGAGAAGTATGCTAAGGGAGTTAGTAGTCTATATCAGGAGTTTATGACCAAGATTGCTCCACAATTACCCAATCTGCGCTCGGCAGTAGCCTCTCCGCCTGGAGAAAAACTCTCCCTCAAACCTTGGTTGGAAAATTACCATCAGGGGGAAACTACACAGGCTCCTGCGCAAACTCCGGCGATATCGGAAACTTCTCCTAAGAATGAAGTTGATACATTGTTACAAACACTATATGCAGAGCCAGGTACAATAACCAAATTTGTGAAAGAAGCTTTATTGGAACAAACTTTGCCACGTACTAATTTCGTCATCTTGGTTCAAGGTACGGAAGTTGCTCCGGTTGATAAACTGGAGTATGCTAGAGTAACTGCTGGTATTTTGAAGCAGCATTTGGAAGTTACGGCCGAGGTGCATACTGATGGAACTGAGGTAGAAATTCAAGGTTCTACTCTAGGTAGACCATTGACAGTAACTAGTTCAGTTCAGGCGGTATGTGATTGTTTGTCAGATTCATTAAGTGCTTCTACGACCAGTTTAGTTAGTATCAATGCAGTCGTTGTACCTGGATTTATCTCTAAGTATAGTCAGGCTAACATTGAAGAAATTGATAGAAATCGTCGATTATTTCAATTGAAGAGGTTAGGTTAATATGAACATAAATCCAGACAAAATCAATTTGCATTGCTTCGCTGCTGCGATTTTACACCATCTGAAAGATCAAGAAGTAGAACTATATTGTGGGGATGTTAGGACTACCCGACTGTTTGCAGATTATGAGAGAGCCCAAAAAAATGTGTTACGATGTGTGATCAAGGATGCTTTAGGCGATTGCTTGATTGTAGAATGTAACAAACGTCAGGGTTCAGCTACAGTCTTTGTCAATGTTTGGGCGATTAAAGCAATTGTTAGAGTGAATGATCCTCTATTTATTTCTGACATTTTCGAGGATGAAGAGCAGTTACAACTCGAAAAACGCAGACAACAATAACCGTAGGTGCCTATGGATCGTATAGTTCAGGTTGGACAATTACCTAATGGTAGATGGAGAGTTTACTCTCGAACTGGCAAGAACTTAGGCACGTTTTCCTCTCGAAAAGCCGCTCAGCGACGAGCGGCTCAGTTTGAAAGATTCATTCGAATGAGAGGAAAACGTGCGGAAGTAGAGAACAGTAGACTGCTATTTTTAAAGCAAGTAGTAACTAAATTAGCCGCAGAACCTAAAGATGAAACTCTTACAGTAACTTATTCGAGTTTGATGCGAGAGCTACGAAAGAGTAAGCCTGAGAAGGTAAGAGAGTTTATGCAAGTTTTTAAGGCAGCTTTTGATGCAGCGGTGGAGCAAGGTTTGGATGATTTAGAGCAAGTCGCCTTATTGGAAGCTATTCACAAGCTAGGTTTAACTCATGAGTCTGACGCCAAGAATGTATAAATTAGCCACTGTGGTAATTGAAATGGGAGAACCATCGATTGCTGGACGTGGTATTGCGGATATCATCAAGTTTCTTATGCGTCGCATTGAGCCTGAGAAACGTCAGGAAGCTTTCTCTAGATTGAGAAACAAAATCTGGGGTCTCAATGAGATTGATATTTCCAGTAAGGAGACTCCTTCTAGTGCTTCTTTAGGTCAGTCTATCACCTTCTTGAAGACTATCTTAAATGGTCACAAGCCTCACTATATTCGTGCGGTGTTGAGTAGTGTTGTCAAGTATTTACATTAACAGAGACTTATGCCTAAAAACTTCGCAAGGGTAGAGCAGAATATTTATCGTGGAGGAGCGCCGAGTTTGCGTGATCTTCAGATGCTTGTCTCGGTCTATGGTATCAAAAGAGTAATCAGTCTAGATGATACGGTAGGTGCTCAAATTGCTCCATACCTCAAACAAATGAAGGTAGAGCATATTAGAATTCCAATCAATCCAGGGGCGACGACGGTGACAGATCCTCTGAATAATTTGATGAGAAACATCACCACTTTGTTGACTGCCAAGCAGCCGGTCTATATTCATTGTCTACACGGACAAGACCGCACAGGCTTTGCCATTGCTCTCTTTCGAGTTTTACATGATGGTTGGGGCTGTGACCAAGCTTTAAATGAAGCTCGACGTTTTGGTTATGGTAATGGTTTAGCGCCGGCGGTACAATCACTGTATAAGCAACTCCTCTGTGGATTAAAAGGTAAAACTAACATCTCCACTGATGTTGCTGAAGCTGATGATATTGTTTCTAATATGCGGGACGAGGTGTCGGCAGCCAATCAGACTCGACCGTTGGCAATGAATCCCCAACAATCTTTTGCACCTGAAATTGATTTAGATAATTTTGGACAAACTTCCAGTGAAGGTGAAAGGTCATCAGATGCTAGAGAACGTAAAAGGAAATTACGTTTGGAAGTGTTGCGAGATATTGATCAAAACTTAATACCTATGGTAGGAGAATATGGTAATTCTGGTCCGATCCAAGGTGCTGGGCCAGTGGAGAATAGCGGGGCGTTACAGTTTATGTAACTTCCAGCTACTAATAACTATATAGAGAGTTATGACTTCCAATCTTATGAAATTAGCCTATGCCATTGAAATGGCTTTTGAAGTTCCAGATGTGGAGAAGCAAGTGGCCACGCAGGCCAGTGAGCGCTTTGAGGCAGTTTTGAATTCTTTGAATCTTGCTAAGGACCATTTGGATATTATGTATGAACCTTTCAAGAGGCATGAAAATATCTCACCTGAGGCTGTGGTGGAGAAGCGTGGCGTGATTAGTCGTTACAAACAACAAGTCAAGAAAAATTACAACAAAGTCAAACAGTGTGCTTTGTTCTCAATTGAGAAATTGAATTATTTCGCCACAGACACCCATATCTTAGAATTGATCAATTCTTTCCGAGATAGTATTCAAGATGTGGAGAAACAAGTTAATATTTTGCTGGATATCTTGGATGATTATGAGTCGCCAGACTTCCGAAACAACGTGATTGCTGGTATCGAAGGGGTCAAGAAACAGTCAGCTCAAGTTGACAAACTGATTCGAGATCGAATAATTGATCATATAGATACGAATATTCTCGCAAAGAATTGGATGACCAATACTGGTGATGAACTGCAAATGAAGATTAAGAATCGAATTCCAGTCATCACCCAACTGTATAATGAGCGGCAAGAAGCTTTGGAAGCTGCTCAGCCAGCAGCGATGCCTCAGACTAATAAGAGGCCGCAAACCATGAATCCTGGTAATACTCAGAGGGTATATTATCCTAATGACCTGAGAAACACGAGCATGGAAGAATAAATTGAAGGAGTTATCATGTTAATCAAACGTGGTGGAGAAGAAAAAATCATTTCTGTAATCGACGATGAAGAGGGTCTCGATGATGCTCAAACGGCAGATGCATTCAAGGCAGCCAAAGAGTCAGTGAAAAAACTTCAACGGGATGGTAATAAAACGGAATCTGATAAAGAGTCGGTGGAATAATTATGAGTTTAGTTAAACTAGGAGAGGCAACTATTATTTCAGCTTCGGCGGCGGATGCGCAGTCGGCAGAAGTTTTATTGTCAGATTCAGAGATTTTGCGTAACTTCCAGAAGACTGCATCGGAATTGAAGTCGATTGCCCCTAAAGCCAAAGATTTTCTTTACTTCTCTGCTATTATGATGCATGCAGCAGAGGCATCTTTGTTGGATGGTAGTGGTATCTTTAAGAAAGATGCCAGTGGTAATGATATCACTGCTACCTGGGAAAAGAAGGGTGATTCTTGGGTTTGGAAGTGTTCTGATGCTAACGTCAGACCTTACAAAAATTCCAACAACGATATTTTTCCAGAAGAAGAACTAATAAAGGCGTATAAGAAGTGGGTGGGACGACCACTGTGCCTAGACCATAAGTCTAGTTCGGTTGATATGATCCGTGGTTTGATCATTGATACCTATTACGATCGTCCTAACAAAAGAGTCGTGGCTCTATGCGCTTTGGATAAAGTAAATTATCCTGATCTGGCCCGCAAGGTATCGACAGGATATGCCACCTCGGTCTCTATGGGTACGGCCGTCGGTCGTGCTATTTGTTTTGATTGTGGTAATGTCGCCAGAGTTGAATCTGACTTCTGCGATCACATGAGAAACAAGAGCTGCTATGGAGAAATCAACGTGGATCTGAATCCAATTGAGTTATCAATTGTGGTTAACGGCGCAGATCCTAAGGCTAAGATTAGGCATATTGTGGCAGCAGCGGATAACATTGCTAGATATATAGAAACGAAACAGCAAGAGTTATCTAAGATGGCTCAAAATGCGGTCACCATCGATGAGTCTGAACACATCGAAATGGCCAAAGATATTGGCGAAGGCTTGGAAGGCGTTGCGAATACGATCGAAAAGTTAAAGCAAGAGGTTGATGCTTTAAGACGCGGAGAAGAAGCCGAGCAAAATCATGAGCACCAAAACGCTCAGGATGGTCAAGCCGCCGATGACCAAACTAACCCCTCTGAGAATGCTAAAGTCGCAGGTATGATTTCTGCTATTCATCAGAGTTTACAAGATTTAAGACAAGATTTACATACACTATACCAGAAACAAGGTGAGGACAAAAACATGACTTCAAAGAAAACTGCTTGGTACCAGGGCACGGAAGAGCCAACCCCAGGTAAGCCAAAGTACGAGAAAGAAGATTCTGACTCCATTCGAGATAAACAAGATAAACACATGGAGTCTCCACAGGATGTAGGTCCAGTAGATGGTATGTTCCCTGGTGACGAGCAGAAGAAGAAGGAATTAAATCGTCTAGCTGCCGAGCAAGAGGCTCGTGCCCTGCGTCGTCAAGCGGCCTTGCAGAAGGCTCAAGAGCAATTGGGTACCCGTAAAGAGGGTTACTACAATGGCACCGAGGAGCCAAGCCCAGGCAAGCCAAAGTATCCTAAAGAGGATTCTGACAAGATTCGTGACAAGGAAGATAAGCACATGGGTGGTCCTTCCCCATTCCCTGGTGTAGGTAAGATTGATGGTTTGTACGGCGACGACTTGAAGAAGAAGGAGCTGTTGTCTCGCGCGAAGCTGACTGCTAAGTTCGTTAAGGCTGCAAACCCTAATGGTTCCGACAACCAAGGCGAGAGCCGTTGGCAGGTCTTTGCGGATAACAAGTTGATTCTCAGTGCTACTGTGGAGAATATCTCCGGTGGCCGAGTGGACGCCTTGTACGATATGATTGCCACTCCTGAGTTCGGCAAGAAAATTCTAGCTAAGATCAGGACTGAAGGTTTTGATAAAGCTGCCAGTGCTTTCAAGGGAGCCCA